CTAATGGCCGTGATGGGCACGGAGGAGCTGGAGGAGGAATCCGACGACTCAAAAAGCACCGCCGAAGAAGCTGAGTGATCAGCTAAAGGAAGATGACAAGCTGAGATTTCAGCTTTACCTGGCGACCCAGTTACACATGACCCTTGGTGATTTGCGTGAGCGGATCACGGATGAGGAGCTGTTTTTGTGGTCGGCTTATTACGAGCTAGAGCACAAAGAAAGACAAGCTGCGCAAAGGAAGGCAATGAGCCGCCGCCGGTAGACTGGCGTTACGCCTAGGGATAGCTGTGGCTCAAGTTGTACTTGACGTTCTATACAACGTCAAAGGCATGCAGGCCCTGAAGGCGAGCCAGCAGGCAATGAATGGCGCGGCTAACGCTGCGCAGGCGAGTACTAACAAAATCCGTGGATACAACGTTGCTACTGGGAAAACAGCGGTAGCTGCAGGCAAGGCCGCTGCTGGTAACAAGGTTGCGGCTAATAGCTACAGGGCCACTGGCTTTGCGGCGGTAGGGGCTTCGGGCGGCGTTAAGAGCTTTGGCGTTGCATTGTCTGCAGCGCTTGGCCCGATTGCTGCCATTACAGGCGGCCTGGCTTTGCTTGGTAAAGCGGTCAATGTTGTCGGCGAGCGTGAGCGAGATGTTGCGCTACTGACCAACGGTTTAAAAAATCTTGGTTTGCAAGGCACTCCTGCGCTTGATGCTTTGCAGCGTTCAGCCGACAAGCTGGGCAAAACCACGCTGTTTGACCAAGAGCAGTTCACGCGTGGTTTTGCGCTACTGACATCGTTTAGATCAATTGGCGTTAGCAGCTACGAGCGTGTCGCTACTGCTGCTGCGGACTTAGCGCAGACCACAGGACAGGATCTCAACTCTGCATTACTGCAGTTGAGCAAGGCGTTGGAAGATCCGGCGCGCAGGGTGACTGACCTGTCACGTAGCGGCACGGTCTTCACTGAGCAGCAAAAAGAGCAGATCAGGGTCTTGCAAGAGTCAGGCAACATGCTTGGCGCTCAAAACCTGATCTTGCAGGAGATTGAGAAGCAGTATGGAAACGCTGCCACTGCAGCTGGAGAGGCTGGCTTTGCCGGTGCAATGGACAGCCTGGGCGAAGCAACTAGGGACTTTATGGAGACTGGCGGCAAGGGCTTAGTTGTAGCTCTGGGCGATCTAATTAGGTTGTTTACTGACTTGATAACGATTGCAGACGCTTTTATTAAAAAGCTAGAAGAAATTGGACTTAACAAGGTCTTTGACGCGCTGATGGCGCCTGCGCGCATCTTTGGTGAATTAGTTAGCGATTCTGCCGACAGCATTGACAAAGCGAGGGAAGCAGCAGAGGGCGCTACGCCTGCTGTATCTGAGCTGAAAGATCAGGCAATGAAGCTGCCTGACCCGGTGCAGAAGGCTGGCAAAAAGATGGATGAGCTGAAGACAAAGACAGTTGAAACCACAGGCGCTGCAGGGCAATTAAACGCTGAGCTAAGCCAGGCAGAAATTCCGACAACGGCAACGAATCAAGAGCTGCAAAGGCAGGTGGCTTTATTGGAGGTGGCACAGCAGCGGCAGGCTGCGGCGAATGGCGAGAAAGAAGTTGGCGCACAGATTGCGGAAATGCAGGCGCAGCTGGAGCAGCTAGCGGCAGAGAATGCAGCATTGTTGGCTGCAAACCAAGCAAGCGCTAACGCTGAAATTAATCAAGGTGCAGCAGCTGCTAGCAACCTGGCCAATCAGCTACAGCGCGCAGCTACTGCCGCTGCGAGCATTGGCGGTGGCGGTGGTTTAAGAGGCGGTGCAGCAATGGGTGGCACTGGTTACACGGGCAATGGATTAACTAGCGGTTACAACTCAGGGCGCGATGAAAACTTTGGCATTGATTTGCTTGGCATGGGCCAGAAGAAGGCCGGCAACTCAGGTAGCAAAAAATACTCAGTAATTGATAGATATTACATTGACAAAGACGGAGAAATTGCGTACAAAGATAATCAGCAATTTGCGGAGGAATTAAAAGCGCAGCGAAGACTTGACAAAGTGGGCCAATTGAATGAACAAAACAAGCTCGCCCAAGCCTGGGATCAATCAACAACAGACCGTTATGGCACAAGGGTATTTAGCCCTGGAGCTGTTTGGCGCAACGGTGGAGTTATTGGACCAGTAGGTTCGGAAAACTACAACCGCTTTATGCAGGACTACGGCGGTTTCCTGAACAGATACGCAGAGGGTGGTTACGTCACAGGCCCGCAGCAGGCGGTTGTTGGCGAAGGCGGCGAGCCTGAGTACATCATTCCCGCCAGCAAGATGGATGGCGCTATGCAGCGGTACTCCGCTGGCATGCGTGGCTCTTCGATGATTCCTAGTAACGCCGATGTGACTGTGAACTACAGCGGCAGCACTGTGGACATGGGCGGCTCTAGCTACATCAACAAAGGCGACGTGACGGGCATTGTTAGCCAGGCAGTCAATCAGACGCTGACCAAGCTGCAGCGCTCCTCTAAAGCACGTCTAACGGCTGGCCTGCGATGACTTCAGCGATTGCCGCGTTTCTCAAGGTTTACGACCATTCGCCTGTTGCTGGTGATGATGGGATCCGCCTGCTTTGGCAAAACTTCTTTGTTGGCAAGGTGATCGATGGCTACACGTATGAGTCGTTTGAGGTGTCTGATCTGGTGATGAACCGGACAGCAGATGAGGGTGGTATCTCGCTGACGATTGGAGCAACGCAGACCAACCTCGATTTCTTTGTGGCATCTGCGGAAGCCGAAAGGTTGCTTGAGGTGGTGATGTACGAGATGCAGGTCACCACGTCGATCCCTCAGGACACTAGTGGCGGGATTCTTGTCTCGCGGTTTGTTGGTGAAATCATCTCCCTTGGGACCGACCTAACCTCAATAGAGGTAGAGATTGGTGCGGCCATTGACGCGATTAGTGGAGAGATTCCAGGCCGTCGCGTTACGACCAGCGTTGTAGGGAGACTGCCGACGCTATGAAGTTTGCGTTCCCCCAGGATCCAACCCATGCAGTCAGTGCGATGCGTCGCATTGATGAAGCGGCAGACACGCAGTCAGGGCAAAGCAATCTTGAGCGACAGCAGGACATTGCGGTTGTTGGCCAAACCGTGCCGTTGGTGTTCTGCAACCGGCACGAGTGGGGTCTAGACGGATTAGGTCAGCAGCTAGGAGAAAACGGCGGGTTATGGATTAGCCCCAAGCTGATTGGTTTGTACCCCAAGGCATTGGAAGCCAACCTGCTGTTTTTGGTTAGCTCCGGTGAGATCCGGGGAATGAAAATAGAAAATGTCTATTACGGCTACGACAAGCTTGAGACAAAAGTTTCAGAGGATTATGTAATCAACGAAAACGGGCAGGTTGAGCTTGATGAGAACGGGCAGCCTGTTTTGCAAACCGTTTATCCGTATTTTGCTTATGCCTACGAAGCCATCCCGCCAGGCATTGACTCGGTATACCAGCCAGGTGGCAGTGATGAGCTGCACATTCCAAACTTCAGGCCACGCGAGGAGTTCAAGCTAAGCGGTTACAGCTTCACTACGAACGCAGATTGTGAGCGCCTGCAAATTCTGATTGACGGCGATCTATGGAGTGAAAAGCAAGGCGGCATTGTTCAGACCAATGTTGTACCGACTAGCTCTACAAGTCAGCTGCCTGGCTATATCCAAACAGGGACAGGATCCTATCAGCAGTCCTATCAGGCAGGCCCGTTTTATGACCATTGCCCTACACCTGACCCAGACAAATCACAGAGCATTGTTTGCAATGGTCGTTATGAGACGCGTTATTACACGGTTACTTATCCGATTTATGGGCCCGACCCTTCCTGGCATAATCAAAACCCAAGCGTCCTAGTCGAGTTCTATACCTACGCGATTTATCAGATAACAATTCGGCCTAGCATTAATTCTGAAACTTCACCGCCAACTTATCAGGGTGCATTCAATTTGCGCATTGATGGCTCTAGCAGTTTTTCGCTGCCTCCAATTGACCTTGAGCCAAATGAGTACCGCGTCGAGATTGTCCGTATTGAAGACGGCTGGAACTCAGACATTGTTTACAAGCCAGTTGTAAATAATCCAGATCAGCAGGAAGAAATTGACGCAATTGTCGCTGAACGTCAGAACTACACCGAGGCTGGTAAAAGCCCTGGTCGCGGCAAGATTGAAGCCGAGATTCAGGTTACCGAGACGATCTATAACAAGATCGAATACCCAGAAGTACCTGGCGGTAGTGAGCAGACAAGCGGCACGTTCTTTGACCTAACCCTTGCCGGCATTCGCGGCAGCATCCGCGCCTTAAAGCCTGTTGATGGCACTGGCCAGGATTACTGGGTGCAGACACACATGTTTATTGAGCAAGGGGTAGAGACTCAGCGCTTAGTTCCTTCTAAGTTTTCCGACGCTGAGCCTGAAGGACCTAGCCATTTTTATTCTGATCTAATCAATTATTTGCTGGGCAAGGCTCGGATGATCAAGGCAGATCAGATTGACGTTGAGTCCTTGCGATCTGCTTGTTATCTGCATGACCACTACAAGATTTTTTATAACGGCGCGTTGCAGCTGACCACGAGCTTTAGCGAATGGCTGACGCGCACAGCGCCTTACTTCCTGATGACTCCCAGGCAGGTCAATGGCAAGTACGGCATCTGGCCTGTCGTGCCGATCAACCAGGCCACCTATGAGTTTTCCAGGGAGCCGATTGAGAGCTACCTAACGATGGCCATTACGGCTGATGAGATCGTTCAGGGCAGCTATAGCCGTCAATATTTCCCAGCCAAGGATCGCAAGGATATTTGCCTGGTGATGGTCTACAAGGACCAGCCGCCTGGATTACCTGGCCAGACGGTGACGATTGAGGTCAGGTATCGCGGCACTGCTTTGCAGGGTCCGTTTGAGCAACACGACCTAACGGAGTTCTGCTGCCATCCCAACCAGGCCATGATGAGCGCTAGGTATCTACTGGCTCGCCGCCGGTATACCAGCCACAGCGTGCAGCTGACGATGGGCCGCAGGGGTGCGCAGCTAACGCCTGGCGACGTGGTTTCCGTTGAGCTGGCCGTTGATACGACTAACGGCGACGGCATCAACGATCTGTTTTATTACCAAGTAGAGACGATCACTGAGGGCCAGGGCGGCCAGGTGACCCTTGAGCTGATCCATTTCCCGACAGCGCTGAACGATGACGGCGCCACAATTAGCGTGATTGCAAGGGAGATCCACGAGGGACAGGTGAGCGTGCAATGAGCCAGTTTCCTGATCTCAAGCCTGCTGGCCGTAGCTTTACGCCTGGCACGATTCCTGTCTCTACTTTCCAGGCAATGTCTGGCCGAGAGCTGCGCGTGATCCTTGGCGACACGATGCACGGTCACAGCCTGCAGCTGAGCTTTAGCAATATTCAGGAAGCTGTTGTGCAGCAGATCCTGAGCCACTGGTATGCGTGCCTTGGTACTGCGCTGGATTTCACTTTGCCGTCCAACGTCTGGGCCGGATGGGCCGAATACAGCTCAGCGATTACACCGGGCCAAAAGTGGAGATACACCGGACAGCCCAGTGTTGAAGGTGTTAGCCCCGGTATCATGAACGTATCTGTTGAACTGATCTCGCTCGCGTAATGGCAAAGCAGTTCACTGGTATTGACGGCGCGTTATTCGCAGACGGCACACGAGTTGCCAAGGTTTCTAGCTGGACGTTTGCAGCGACAGCAGCGGCCTTGAATACGACGACGCTGGGTGATTACGCCGCCACAGCTGTTTATGGCATCCAGAGCTTTACAGGCTCTTGCACGATCTATTACTACGAGCAAGACGGGGCGACGATTGAAGGCTCTGCCTTGCTGACGGATGTGTTTCGTACCACGGCAACACCGACCGAGCCGACACATGAGCTTGAGCTGCGGTATCAGAACGGCGCCACAACCCATGCGGTCAAGTTCAAGTGCTTGCTGAATAGCGTTGCGATTGCAGCAGCTGCTGGCGAGATCGTTACCGCTGAAGTTGCATTCCAGGTGACTGGCCCGTTGCAGACCGCAACGCTTGCCTAATGGCTATATGGATGGGCGAAACCGGCGGCATCCGGTTGGAGCGCCTGGCATCTGATTCCCTTTACGCAACGATTAGCCCGTCCGATGTGGACATTGGTAGCAACCGCTTTTCGGTTGAGCGGGTAACGCGCAGCCTGATTACAGGCGATCTGGTGTGGATCAAGCGTGTTGATGATCGCGGGCAGTCAGTGTCTGAGTTGCTGGACTTTATTGATGCCAGCGGCTGGTCTGACGGCACGCAGTATTCAGACGGTCAGTGGTACGTCAACGTCGACCCTGTTGGTGGTGTCAGGCTTTATAAGAGCTGGGCTGATGCGCTTGAAGGCTCTATTGCTAAGGCGGTCAGGCTGGTCAAGCCTTCTGACACCTACAGGATCAGCCTGCAGGTGCAGCAGGGTTCTCAGCGGTGGCTAGCTCAGACGGTGAGCTGGGCGCTGAACACCAACCGCGACGTTGCTGACATCACCAGCTTGGGCGAGGGCTTCACCAAGCAAATGGCCACGACGGTTAGCGGCAGTGGCGATCTTGATTGTCTGTTTGATGTGCCGCAGGCGTTCTGCGGGAACGATGCAACCAACGAATATTCGTCTTACCTGCACCAGCTTTGCCTGAGGCAAGAGATCGGCGCCAACTTCAAGGGCATTTTTCTGCTGAAGCGCAAAGGCTGCATGGTGCTGGACGGCTCTGAGTCGATCCGTAACTCTGAGCTGTTTTACGCCTGTGATTGCGTGATCACCGAGGTGGCGACTGAGATCAACACTGAGGACGTAATCCATAGCCGAATTCAGTTTGTGACGACTGGCGCGATCCAGCTGCTGTACACCAGGGCTGCTGATTATCTGCTGCAGGAGCAGGTGCCGAACGACAAGATCCTGCAGGAATCTGACTTCGGGGTCTGGCTAGAGACTCCCGCCTAAACTAGGGATATTGTTCCCCCTGCGTAGGCGCTGTGGCTGACAAGAGGATTTCTGAGCTAAATCCGCTCAGCAGCGCTGACCTGGATGCAGCTTCTGATGTGTTGGCTGTTGCCGACCTATCAGCATCTGAGACTAAAAAACTTACTCCTACTGCTCTGATCGTTGGCTCTGTCGGGGTGGTGCCTGACGGGACCATTCCAGGCTCAAAGATCGAGCCGGACAGTATTACCAGCCTTGAGCTGGCACCGGATAGCGTCACTGATGTTGAGCTTGCTGATAACGCAGTTGACACAGCTGCGATTCAGAACAAGGCGGTTACGCAAGAGAAGCTTGCTGATGGCGCGGTTGGCACTGATCAACTTGCTGATGGGGCTGTCACAGGGGACAAGCTTGCGGATAGTGCTGTTGGCTCAGCGCAGATTGCTGATCGCAGCATTCCTGCAATCAAGCTTGAGCAGAACACGCTGACAGCCGAGGAGATTGCGCCCAATGCAATTGGCGCCTCTGAGCTAGCTGACAATGCTGTTGATACGCCTGCTGTTGCTACTGACGCGCTAGCGACTAGGCACTATCAAAACGCTTCTGTCACTAACGAGAAGCTCGCTGACGGGATTGATGGCGGGAAGCTGCAGGACGGCAGCGTGCCGGGTTCCAAGCTTGAACCTGACTCTATTGATGGCGATGCCATTAATGAGGTGCCGCTGGACAAGCTGCCGGACGCTGCAGCTAACACTGTTCTGGCTGGCCCTGCGGCTGGTGTTCCTGCTTCACCTAGCTATCGCAAGCTGGTCTCTGCTGATATTCCGACTGCGACGCAGAGCGGGAAGGGTGGCGTCAGCGTGCCAGCTGCTGGCGGGCTTGAGGTTGATGCCAACGGTGCAGTCAGCATTGGCAACACTGTTAGCCCTGCCACTCACCCTGTCATTACTTATGACGCCAACGGCCTGGTTACCGCTGGCCGTGGTCTGACTAGTGGCGATCTGCCTAGCGGTAGTGGCAGCGAAGTTGGCGCGGTCAAGCCTGGCAATGGCTTGAGCGTTAGGAACGACGGCACGCTCGACGTGATCCCTGCCACGCAGGTTTCGATTGGCGGCGTCATCCAGAGCGATGGCATCACCATTGGGCCTGATGGCAAGATTTCGCAGGCACTGACTGGAGTTGTTGCTGGCGCGTATACGAAAGTCACGGTTGACGTAATGGGCAACGTGGTCTCTGGCGCGCCGCTAGAGATCGGTGACCTGCCGGCGATTGATGGCGATGACATCTCGATTGAGAACCTGCCTGGCGACAGCATTAAAGACAGGTCGATTGTCCGAAAGAAGTTTGCTGATTATGCAATCAGCTTTATTCAGGAAGAACCGCCGCCGATCGATACAGCAACTGTTCACATCGGCTGCTTGTGGTTCTCCGAGTCCACATCGCGCCTCAGCATGTGGAACGGGAACAGCTGGTTCCCGGTAGGCATTGGCCGTTTGTCAATGGAAAACCTCCGCTATTGCGGTGTTTTCTCGGCTGATACTGGCCTGATTACTGGCATCACCAAGT